TAGTCCAACTCAGACTCAAGATCCTGATCCAGTTCAACCAACTCAAACCCCTGAGCCAATTGTCGAACCAGAACCAGTAGTGACACAGGAACCAGAACCAGAAGTGACAGAAGAGCCACAACCAGAATCTGTAATCGAACCTTCACAAGAACCAACTCCTTCAGAAGAAATTATACCAGTTGAGGAACAAGTCAATAATGCAATTGATGATTTATTGGTTAACAATGAAGAAATTTCTACTGAACAGTTATCAAACATTGCAGATTTATTACAAGAAAATTATGCAGTAGATGAAGCAATGCCAGTAGCAGATTTAGTTGAAGAATTAAATACTGAACAATTAATAGAATTTTTAGAAGAATTAGATCCTAATCAAGAAATTGAATATAAAGAAGGTGTTGTTTTAGAAGCAGGCGTTGTTGTTATATTTGAACAATTGGCAGATCCTGCAGCCCTAGTAGGAGAGTTACTGTCAGACCCTGGCCAAGTTATAGAAGCACTTGGTCAATTGGGTGCTGACATGACAGAAGAAGAAAGAGAAGATTCACAAGATGTTGTTGTTGCAGCAGTTGTAGCAAGTCAAATTGCAACAATGGCTGCAGTAACATCAATTCCACCAAGTGCACCATCTGCACCAAGTGGTTCAGGACCAGGTGGCTCAGGACCAAGCGGTAAGGGTTCAGATCCTCAAAGAAGAAATGAATTTGAGGCCTCATCTGGTGGAGAAGCAAGAAGAAAACCAAAGGTCAAGCCTAAGAAAAAAATAAAAATAAAGAGAAGACCAAAGGTTAAAATCAAAAGAAATATAAGGAGGATAAAATGATAAAGGCAATATTAAAACCTTTTAAGTTTATCTTCAAAGCAGTTAAGTTCGTAGTCATGTTACCAATAAACCTAGTTAAGTTTGTATTAAGCAAGGTTTGGGCGGTAATCAAATATGTTCTTAATCTTGTTTCGAAGATAGTAAAAGAAGCATATCAAGTGGTTGCATGGATAGTTAACTCTATAAAGAATGCAATTGTATTTATATGCAAAAAAGTATGGATATTAATAACATTGTTTTGGGCATGGCTAGTAAAAGCATTTATTGAAACACTAAATCAATTGTGGACATTACTAGGTATGTTCGCAGCATGGCTTGTTCTTGAAGGTAGTGCTAAAACTATAGTTGGGTATTCAATCATACTGGTTTTGTTCTTATGGTTAATTACCATGGGAATAAGGGAAGGAGGAGAAGAATAAATGGCGAAAAAAGATAAGTTAGATGTAGCGTTAGATGATGATAAGGCAATGGGTGCAGTAAGCAGCATTAAGAATATTCTTTTTAGAATAATCGCTGTATTTGCAGCCAACGGATTAGGAATCATTGGTGCTGGAGCATTGGTAGGTATTGATACAGTTAAAGCAATTATCCTTGCTGGAAGTTTAGGAGTAGCAACAGTAGTTGAGAAACTAGCAAGAGGATTTATTGATGACGGTAGATTAAGCATTGAAGAAATTAACAGTGCTTTTAGCCCAGTAGACAAAAAATCTAATTAGCAGTTCTATTTATTATAATAACGGATTCTCTGTTGAGTTCGTTATTATAATATTTTAAAAGCATTTCTTTTACTGTACATCTAAAAATTGTTTCAGTTGACATTGTAAGATCTTGAGCATAAATACAATGTGTGTCTTCACCAAAAACTTCCAGGGTATCATTTAAGACTTGCTCAACTTTACTTGGAACACATAAGAATACTATTGGATAATCAATATCTATAAACTTATTAAGAAATTTTTTGTTCTCATTACTATCTTTAGGGTAGCAACCATATATAAAACCACCATGTGCCATACCTGAAACAACAAGTGAAGTTATTACTGAGTTAGGTCCAGGGATGGTGGTTACTTTTATATTGTGCATTAGTGCAACATTGGCATAGCCACTGCCTGGATCATGAAAACCAGCATTTCCCTGATCAGATAGTATTAATACATTTTTATTATTTAATAATATTTGAACTATATTATTAATTGCATTTATTTCTTCACAACTTGGTATTTCTATAATATGTGCATTTGTCTCAATTTCTAAATCAGACAATAGTTTGTTAAATTTTTTAAGGCTTTCTACGGCAATTACGTCATGCTCAACAATACTTCTAATTGTCCTAGGAGATACATCTAAAATGTTACCAATATGTACAGATCCCAGGGTCAATAATCCAGCCATATATAGTAGTATACCATGTTGACTATAAAAATGATAGGTGGTATACTTTAGTAACACTATATTAAAGAGGCCTACTTTGACGTGCATAGCAGTAGTTAGACAAGATAATAAAATTTATATGGCTGGTGACAGAGGTGCATCAGATGATAACAGTATGCTTACTTTAAAAGCACCGAAGGTTTGGAAAACTGGTCAATATTTAATAGGATATGCTGGCACTATGGATGGTGAAAGAATAAGACTAAACTTTAAACCACCTGTTCCAGAAGGTAACTTAGATAAATTTATGTATACAAAGTTTTTAATATCACTTAGAGATTTTTATGATAAGTGGTGGGTTGATGTTTCTAAAGATTCAGATTTTGGAATGATAATTGCTGTTAAGGGAAGAATATTTGAGCATAGTGCTGTTGATATGTCACTAACAGAATATGATTTAGATTATTTGGCAATGGGTTCTGCAACAGAATTTGCACTTGGATCATTATATTCTACTCAAAAACAAAAAAACGGAAGAAATAGAGTTATTCAAGCAGTCGGTGCTGCTATTAATTTTTCTACATCTTGCACTGGTCCTATTGACACGGTAAGCATCTAGGTATATACTAGATACATGAATACAGAATTTGAAATTTGGTTATTACAAGGTATAGATAAGGGTTGGGTAACTGAGCCTTATTGCAATACTCATGATGGTGGTTTTCAATACATGAGTGAAGAAGAGCAAGAAGAGTGGGACCAAGGTGGCGACCCATGTTGTTATGTAATTAGATTAATGGAGTTATCTTAATGAAAAAAATGTTTATTGTTTTATCTGTTTTATTTTCAGTACTAGCAATTCCAGCAAATGCAGTTGAGAGTCCAACACCTGTAGTTGTCCCAACACCAGTTGTTACATCAAATCCAACACCTGTGGTTGCGAGTCCAACACCTGTAATTAATAGTAAGCCAATTGTAATCATTGATAGTTATTTTGATACAAGAGTTACGAACACAACTATTGTTTGTATTGCTACAGATAAGTGTGTAAATACTGCAAAGCCATCTTCCAGAGTTTCTGATGCAGTAAATCATGGCACCGCTATGGCTGAAGTTGCTCGCAGAAATAATCCAGAGGTACCTTTAATTTTGTTGAGATCTGCTACAGTTAACAACAAAGGTGCAGTTGGAATTTTAAACGGAAATGATTTTCTTGCAGCATTAAAATGGGTTGATGCAAATTCATCAACTGTTTCTGCAGTTTCTTTTTCTTATAACTTAAGTGGGAACATGTCTAAGCCAGGAGAATGTAGATTATCTCCAACTGGTTTGGTTAATATTAAAGTTGTTGATCCATTAATTAGAACAACTGTTTCTAGTTTAAAGTCTAAGGGTATTCCAGTATTTATATCTACTGGAAATGATTCTAATAAAAAACCAGTAAACTATCCAGCATGTATTACTGATACTGTATCAGTATCTACTTTTCCTGTAGGAAATCACGATACTAACACAGACTATTTTGGAGTATTGCCAGAAGGTAAATGGAATTATCAATCGGCATTTTTTGGGTCAATACCACAAACTACTTCCTCTGCTACGATTGCTGTTGCAACACAGTGGCAAAAAGGATTAACTGTTACTGATAAAATGGTAAACGTTTTACAGTAAAAAAGATGGCGTGTAACTCAGTTGGCAGAGTGCGAAACTGTTAATTTCGAAGTCGTAGGATCGAGACCTACCACGCCAGCCAAAGGGAATATAGCCAAGTAGGTTAAGGCACCGAACTCATAATTCGGCTACCGTAGGTTCAAGTCCTACTATTCCCACGCCTCGATAGCACAGTGGTAGTGCGTCCGCCTTGTAAGCGGAAGGTCCTCAGTTCAATCCTGAGTCGAGGCTCGCAACACTAACAGAATAGGGATACAGTTGATAGTTGAATTAGAACCATGGGAATATGAACACGCCTATATGGTAGGTATGCGAAGATATACAGAGAATTGGAATAAAGTAGATGCTTCATATTACAATAGATCTAGTATGGAAGAAGATAGAAATGCTCAACCTGCATCAGCAATTTGTGAATTAGCAGTTGCTAAATATACAAACCAGTATTGGCATGCCTCAGTTTGGGACGGTAGAAAGCATAAGAAATATAAAGATATGCCAGACGTAGGAACAAACATAGAAGTAAGAAGAGTAAGAACACAGTCTGGTCCAGCAGTACGTGAAAAAGATCTTAATCGTGGTTTGGTAATTTGGGGTGCTGAATTAATAGATTCAGAATATAGAAGAGTAAAATTGTTAGGTTGGATAGAAGCAGAAAAAGGATATGAGATAGGAATAGATAGACAGGGGTATAAAATTATACCTAAAGAATTACTTAGTAAGGATTGGGATGAAGCAGAGCAGTAATGAGTCAATCTCTGAATTAAGAGAAGACTTTTTTATATGGCATAAATCAAGGTCTGAATCATTTTTATGGATTAATCATAGGTCTAGGGTTCCGTCAAGATGGCTTAGTTACACTGAAGGCATTAAAGAAAAATATACAAACCATGTTATCAAACCAATTAATCTCTATGTTAATAAGTTATATCCTAAACCCAAATTAATAAGTATTAATAATAATATAGTTACTCTTCAACAAACTAATCATGCTGAAATATTCTTAGTTCGTAGTCCTGAGATTCTTAATACAATGGAAAGAGATGAACCATATAGTGAAAGGATTATGTGGAATTTAGATCGTCCCTGGATAAGACAGTACTACCTATCAGATAGGAAAGACTTTGGTGATCCTGCAACATGTTTTAATCAAACTTTTAGATTTTATGTACCCTGGATTATTGATGATAATATATCTGTTAATATTAAACAGCCAGACAACTCACCCTTTTTAATATTAGAAGATACAATAAACTTTAAAAAAATATTAAATAATACAGATCAGATTGAGCCACCATTTGTTCATTTTCAATTTAAGAAAATAGGTGATCATATGATTGATAACGAGTATGGTAAGGTAAAAAGGCTTTCACCAATGTATAATATGGTTTTTAGGGCAGATGATATAATGATAAAAGAGATTAGGAGATTTTATGAACAAGGTTAGTTTTTATCCTTTTTCTGATAAAACAGAGGTTTTTGTACCAAAGCCAGAACCATCAATTAAATCTATGCCAGATTGGTATAAACAACAACCAGGATTTATTGGTGATGAGTTTAAAGAGTATATATCTAAAGGCGGTATGAGTAGCACAATAAAAAGATGTATGCCAATATTTGATTTGATAACTGCTGGATATATTTTTAAAGTTCCAATGGATATATATATTAATGCTACTAATCCAGAAAAGATAACTTGGAGTGTTCCTAATGAATTAAAGTTTCTTGGAAATGATATGATTGCAACTCATACATCAGAGCAAGTATCTAACTATCCAGTTAACTTAGAAAGATATCATAAACAAATATTTAGAATACTACCATTTTGGGCAATGATGACTCCAAAAGGATATAGCACACTGTTTACTCATCCATTTCATAGAGATCCAGTTCCATTTCAAATGTTTGAAGCAATAGTTGATACAGATAAATTTGCTTCAGACGGACATCTTTCAATGCATATTGAAAAAGGTTTTGAAGGAATAATTAAACAAGGAACACCTCTAATTCAAGCAATTCCTTTTAAAAGAGAGAGTTGGGAATCAGAGTTTGTTTCTCACTCTGAAGGAAAGGGTGAAATTGAAAGACAAAGACTTTTAGTTAGAAGTAGTTTTAGAAATTCTTATAAAGAAAAGTTTAGACAAAAAAAAGAATATAAATAATGAAAGATCCATTAAAAATATCTTTTACTCCAGGTGGGGGACCAAACTATCAAAATATATTTACTCCACCAGAACCTGCTGTAAAACATGTACCAGAATGGTATAAGTCTTTAGCAAAACATGAAATCTGGAATGATGAAAAATATCTTTCTCCAGTAAACAATATAGGTGGCGATGGTGCTAGAGTTGCAACAAAAATGTGTATGCCCTTTTTTGATTCACTAACTGCTGGATATTATTATTTATTAGAAGATGACTTGCTAGTAGAATTAGATAAGAATGGAAAGCCAACATTGTCTTGGGATAAAAATATAATGATTATGGATAAAAGACCAACAATAGATCTTCCAGTTCCAGATAATTGTCATCCCATACATTATGGATGGAGAATGAATTGGTATTATGAAACTCCACCAGGTTACTCTGTACTTATAACACATCCAATGAATAGATATGATTTACCATTTCTTACAATGTCTGGTATTGTTGAATCGGATATTTGGGGACTACCAGTTTTTACAGCATTTTTTTTAAAGAGAGGTTTTCAAGGAATCATTAAGAAGGGTACTCCACTTTTTCAAATAGTTCCTTTTAAAAGAGATAATTGGGAAATGGAAATAGATACAAATCAAGAAAAAATTGATGAGCATGAATTTAAGGCAGAAAATAGAAGATCGCTACTATATGGCTATTATAAAAAAACTGCTTGGAGAAAAAAACTATTTAGGGGTAAAGGTTTAAAAGAAGACTTTTATGACGAATAACTTACCAAATCCAATAAATGTAATAATTTATTCTTATAAAAATAAAAACTTAAAGAATGTTGTTGCTAATTTGTTAGATAAATCTTCTAAAAAAAATACAATATTTGTTAAGATTTTTGATCAAAGTCCTTTAACAAAATGGAGTCAGTTTGGCTTTTATAATGAAAATGCTTTAGAAAAGTGGGAATATTTTGAAAATTTAAAAGATGCCAACTATAGTCATGTTGTTTGGGATAAAATAAAGAGTCCATGTCAGTACAAAAATGATATGCTCAAGCAATCACAGTATTCTTATACATTAATATTATCAGACAACATATACTTAAATCAAGACTGGGACGAATATTTGCTACAAAATATTAAAGACAAACAGTCTATAATTAGCGGTAAAAACAAAATAACTTTAAGTAATGATGGATTGTTTTATTTAAAAAAAGAAGAAGAGATAACTAATGATATAGATAGAACATACTTTGTTAGTAGAGATTTAATTTTTGGACATACCTCAACACTTCAACAAATTGGATATCCTTGGTATATGAAATATTATGGTGAAGAAGAAACTTTATCCATCTTGTATTATGCTCACCATATAAAGGTATATAGTTGTCCAGATAGTTTTTATAAAAAAGATGGAGCAGACACAATAGAATATCTATATACAACATTTTCTAAGTATCATAACTATAATGAAATGATTGACTTATTTAAAAAACAAAAAAATAAATATGAAGACATTAGTGAGCCTTTAATGGGAGATGTTGTTTCTTTTCTAGGAAAGCATAGGGTTAATCTTGATGAGTTAAATCCCATACCCTTTCCACTCAATGATGTAGAGTATGATCCTGACGTCTCTTTATTTACTGATATAGATTCAAAAAAGTTTATGACCAAGATAAACTATATTGATTAATGGTATAATAGAAAAAAGACAGGAATAGCATGCATAGAATTGCAGTAATAGACAACTTTATAACCAAAGAGGATGCAGAAACCCTAATAAGGGAGCAACACAACCCATCAGAAGTTAATCCATATCCAGAATACTATAGCAAAAGATACGGCGGTACATCATTACCATACAACAAAACTGTTATGGATATTATGATTAAGTATGGCAACAAGGCTAATGAAATACATAGGTCTTACAATGGATTTGTTAATCCAATATATGTTTTTAAAGGTTTTGGATCTCACTGGATCAAAGGAACAAGGGGTGGTTTACACCTAGATGCTCAAGGCCCAGAACCATTTATAGAATTTAGTACAATAATTTATTTAAACGAAACTCCAGAATATCAAGGTGGTAAGATATTTTTTCCTAATCAAGATTTTGTTTATCAACCTAAAAAATATTCTGCAGTATTTTTTCCAAGTGCTGGTACAGAATATATTCACGGTATTACTGAAGTAACTGAAGGACATAGATATACTGCATTATATATGCACACATCACTTCCAGAACATGCAGACCCTGACTTTTTGGGGGAAGATAAGAATCCAACTTGGCAAGCCGTAGAATATCCATTAGAAAGAGAGGCTGCAGAACGTGAGTTCAATCAATCATGAAGTTTTAGATTTGGGGTTAGTATACTATAAGAATATTGTAAAAAATACAGACCAAATTATAAGAAACATAGAAGACCTAGATGAAAGATTTTTAAATAGTGATGATCAAATAAGATCTAAAACTATTGTTCAAGAGTGGACGCCTTGGATAAATGAAAGTTCTAAATCAAAAGAAATCTTTTGTTGGCAAAAATTTGTTCCAACTATGGGGCAAATATTAGAAGAAGATCCTTTTAGAGATGAGCAAAGAAATATATCTTATAGAATACATGGATCAATTGATCAGGCATTGTTTCACTATTCAACAAAACTATATCCATTTGCACAAAAAAATGTTAAAGCAAAAGAACAAACAACAAGTTTATTAAGATATGATAAGTCTGGACATTTACCACCACATCAAGATCAGGGCGTAAGTACAAGAGTTTTATCTGTTTTGTTGTATTTAAATGATGATTATGCTGGTGGTGAAATAACATTTAAACAATCTAAAGTTACTATAAAACCAGAGGCTGGCAGTGTTATATTTTTTCCTTCAAATTTTTTGTATGTACATGAAGTTGCTCCAGTTATAAAAGGACCAAGATATGCACTTCCTACATGGTTTCATAATGTCCCATCTCATATGATAAGAAATTCAACAGGTGAACAATAAAATGTTTAACCTTCCACAAAATAACTTTGAAGAAGATATTGAAAATTCAAGTTATTGGTTTAACGCAAAATCTCCAAATGATTTTATGGTAGATCCACCAAATGAGCAATTGATTGCAGATAGAAAAAATACTGGAATTGAGTGTAATCTTAATTCTAATTATTTTAGAAGTGAAGAGTTTATTACAAATCATAATGGTAAGCATGTTTTGTTTGCTGGATGCTCAAATACTTTTGGAGAAGGAATTGAATATAAAAAAGTGTGGTCCTACAGAACATATCAAAAAATAAAAGAAAGTGAAAAGGTAAGTGGGTATTTTAATTTAGGTGCATGCGGAGGAAGTATTTTTGAAACATTGGTAAATGTGAATAGGTATATACGAAAATACTCTTTTCCTGATGTAATCTTTTTATTACTTCCAGAAATAGAAAGAGATATTAGATATTTTCATCATCCAGAAATTAGTTTAACTAGTATAATTACTGAATTATACAATCAATTTGAATTATTATGCAAAACAAATAACACAAAGTTATTCGCTACCACTTGGCTTAATCTTGATGAAGAGTCTTTAGCAAAAAAATATTCTACACAAGAAACAAATTTTCAAATTAAAACAGTAAACAATCGTTATAGAGAGGATGGATTCTATAAAAGTATTTCAGAAATAAATCCATATGAACAAATAAGCAAATTAGAACAAAACTCTTTAACTTTTAAAACTTTAAGTGAAAAAGATATAGCACAAGACATATATGAATATTCATTACAAAATAAAAAAAATAAAAATCTTTTTATTGCAGCAGACATGGGAAAACATCATGGAGAGGCTTTTCATTATGCTTGGTTTAAACATCTTTATGGGAGGTATCTAGATGAAAAAAATAATATATAAGATTAAATTTTATTTTTGGTTAAAAAAAAATAAAAAACATTTTAAAAAAAGAGATTTTATTTATTAATATGAGCGATTATGCAGATAGTTATAAAAGAATAATTGAACAACAAAAAAAAGATACTCCTCAATATTTTCAACATTTATTAACAAAAGACAAAAATATAGTTGGACCATTTTTAAAATCAAATTCTGAAAGCAATATTTATGATTATTATTTTAGTGATGATTTTACAAAAATACATAATAATAAAAAACATTTATTGTTTGCTGGATGTTCAATAACAGCAGGTTGTGGAGTGGATAATATTAAAAAAAGTTGGTCTTATAGAGTGTATGATGAGATAAATAAAAAAGAAAAGTGTAGTGGATATTTTAATGTAAGTTTATCTGGTGGGTCACCAGTAGAAATACTTTTAAATGTTTTTAAATATATTGCAAAATATTCTGATCCAGATTATATATTTATTCTTTTTTCTAATTACGGTAGAGATTGGAACAAATTTAATACTAAGGATGGTAGAGAGGGAACAATCGTAGATTTATTTGTATATAATTTATACAGCATATTGGACAGTTATTGTAAAAATAAAAATATTAAATTAATTACAACATCTTGGGTTGATATTGTTCCAGGAGTAACTGATTTTATTTATTTGGATATATATGATTATGAAATTAAAACACATAATAGTATGAAAGAATCTTTTGATACTTATTATCAAATAGATAATAAAAGATTTGCTGATAATACTTTTAGGTATATACAGGATGTTGATCCTTCTATGACAATTTTAGGAAATGATAGCAGTCATCCAAGCGAGGCTGCACATTATGCATGGGCTGTAGAATTTTTAGATAGAACGGAGTACACAAATGCTAATAATGGGAATTAATGAAACAACTCATGATGCTTCTATATCTTTAATTAAAGATAACAAGGTTTTATTTTCTGGGCATGCAGAAAGATATAGCAAAATTAAAAACGACTGGTTTACTAATAAAGGTTTAATAGATAATGCATTGGAGTATGGGATTCCAGATCAAATAGCCTACTATGAAAATCCTTTTTTAAAAAAACTGAGAGTTGCAACTCGTGGTGGTTTTGGTGGCGGCAAGCCTTGGTTTGAACATACCTATCTTAATGCAATACCAAGGACTAATTTTAAACATCATTACTCACATGCAGCAGCAGGATACTATACTAGTAAGTTTGACGATGCAGTAATAGTAGTACTTGACTCAATTGGAGAATTTAATACCTCTACCATTTGGACTGGAGAAGGAAATGATATTAAGTTAATATACAAAGATAATTATCCTTTTAGTTTTGGTTTGTTTTATTCTGCTTTTACTCAATTGATTGGCCTGATGCCAAACCAAGAAGAATACATAATGATGGGCATGGCTGCCTATGGAGATAAACAAAAATATCTGAAAAAAGTTTTAGAGTATTTTCCATCAATTGATTATCAAAAATATAATTTTCATAAAGGAATTTTTGATTGGGGATCAGAAATAACTGAGCAAGATAGGTTTGATATTGCAGCAGCAGTGCAAGAAGTTTATCAAATAAGGTTAGTAGATTTTATGTTTATGGCAAAAAGATTAACTCAAAAAGATAAATTAGTTTTTATGGGTGGGTGTGCTCTTAACTGTTCTGCTAATACAATATTGTGGGCTATATTTGATGATGTATGGATTATGCCAAACCCTGGGGATGCTGGAAGTTCTTTGGGTGCTGCAGCAGCCCTGTATGGAAAGCATGTTGATTTTAAGACACCGTTTCTTGGATATGATTTGGGAGATAACTATCCAGTATATGCAGCATTAAATGAAATAGTGAATAACGGAATTGCGGCGGTAGCGAGTGGAAGAGCAGAATATGGACCAAGAGCACTAGGTAATAGAAGTATATTGGCAGACCCTCGAGATCCAAACATTAAAGATAAGGTTAATAACATTAAAAAACGTGAACTCTTTAGACCCTTTGCACCAGTTGTGATGGAAGAACATGCAAGTAAATGGTTTGATATGAATTTTACAAGTCCTTATATGCAGTATGCAGTTAAGTGTTTAAAGCCAGATTTGTTACCGTCCGTTGTTCATAAAGATGGTACCTCCAGAGTTCAGACTGTAAATAAAGATCAGCATCCTGGGTTATACGATTTGTTGTCTAGATGGTACAAAATATCAAAGGTACCAGTTTTACTTAATACTAGTTTAAACATTAAGGGTCAACCATTGCTTAATGATGAGAGTGATATAATTAATTGGGAACAAACATACGGAGCAAAAATATTACAATGAATAAAAAAATATTTGTGTCTATTCCAGCATGGGAAGATACTCATTTAGTTGATACTATGAATCATATTTTAGATACTGCCTACTATCCTGAAAATATTGTATTTGGATTAGGGTTAAATTATAAAGAAGAACCAGATTTATCAATGTTTAATAACGTAAAAATAGTTAGAGACAAAGATATAGCAGAAGGTCAGCCAGGTATAGTGGGCATTAGAGAGGCTATAAGGGGTCTAATAGACGATGAACAATATTTCTTGGGGATAGACGCTCATGCAGATTTTGAACTTAATTGGGATACGTGTTTAATAGAAGATATAGAAGAATTAACTAAAAATAATGAAAAGAGAATTATATCTAGACAGGCTACAGCAGTTGTACAGGGCAGGTATAATTGGAAAACAAAATGGATTATGGGTGGAAACTTTGATGAATTAGACTTTCACGGCGAAGTTATTGAGTTTGACTCCATATTAGATAAAGATAAAATAAATGAAAAATATTTTAAAAATTATTATATTTCTTGTAATTTTATTTTTGCAAAATGTTCTGACATTAAAGCAATAGAATTTCCTTCATATCATAGATTTCCATTTGAAGAGCCAGAACAATCTATAGCAGTATATTGTCAAGGTTATGATGTAGTTGCCCCATACGCTGATAATATAGTTCATTATGCTGGTAACGACATTAAATACTCATTTCCTTATGATGAAAGATGGTGGAAGTTTGTTGGAACTGATCGTAATGATCCAAATCACTGGACTAGAATATGGATCTTTGATGATGATGAAATGACAAAAGAAGTTAAAAAATTAATGATAATGGGTAAAAATAAATACTTTAACTTTTTAAACTATACAAGAAGTATTATAGATTTTTATAATGAAATAGGCATAGAAGAAGATTATTGGCAAGTAAGAAGAAGCGTTCTTAATAGCAAAACATATTCATAATG